TCCTTTATCTTTTAGTGCATTTATTACAGTTTCGTTTTTTAATGATAAACCCATACCTATTGTCCAATCACCATTACCAACTTTAGTTTCATAGGCATTAGGTTTAAAAATCATATTTTCTTCTTCATCAAAAATATAATTATATAAGCTATCAGTATTTTTTACTCCTAATGCTTTATTAGATGTTTCTTGTTCGTTAATTCTTAATTGTATTTTAGCAGATTGATCTTTCCAGTTATCATGATTATATTCAAAAAATGGTAAAGCATCTGCAATACTTTCTGCAACATCTTTACCAAACATAGTTATATCATTACCAAACTTAAACATATTATAATTTATAAATTCAGCTAATTCTTTTCTTGTTTCTCCCATACCTCTTTGTTCATATCCTTTTAATCTTTCTTCATATCCATCTGCCCATTCATCTATGTATGCTTGTTCTCTTATTTTATCAGGACTAGATTCTAAATAATCTGGTTTTGCTTCTCCAAAAATTACAGGAGCATAAGATGTATCACCATAAGGATTATCAATACTATAATATAATCCACTACCATCAAAATCTGCTTTTATATGATATGATGGTTGTGTAGTACTTGACCTTTCATCATATACAAATCTAATTTGTTTATTATCAATCATGTCAAATAAATTATTAGTTTGTAAAAAATCATCAGATATACCAAGTTCATTTCTTTGCATATCACTCATACCCATAATTCTTTTTTGTATATTTTTTACCATATCAGTTTTTATTTCATCTTCTGTAAGGTAATCACCATACTCTTGGAATATTGGATATTTAACTAAATCTACCATACTATTCGAATCCGTATCCTGTATTAGAAAGATCAGACATAACATAACCAATAATATCATTTATATCCTGTGTTATTAAAAAATTGCTTCTTTGTTTAATTTGATCAGTAGTTATTAAATTAGTTTTATAATAATTAACTAAATAGTCTGGTAATACTTCCATCATTTTTTCTACACCTAATTGTAAATTTAAATCAGTTACTTCTGCACTATTTACTTTAAACCAACGAAGTAATGGAAAATCTATTAGTGGCTCAACTGTATCACTAGGTGCTAAAGGTGCTATTGTTGTTCCAAAGTTATTACCAAATATACCTAATGTATTTTTTTCTAAATAATCTGTCATTAAACCTTCTAATAAATCTTCATCTATGTCAGCTAATCTTGTGTCAAAAGCATTAATTATTTTATCTGATTCATCGTTTTGCCAAGCATTTCTTAACTCCCACCAGTTTTTTACATAATCATTTGTTGAAATAAATCTTTGATCTCTATTAGCTGTTCTATCAAAATAATTTTTGTAATCTGCATAGAACTGTCCTAACAACATTTGATTTTCTGCTGAGACACCATCAATTTGTAATGGTAATGGTGTTGGTGTATTTTGTAAAACATTAAACATTGCAGCTACTTGTACAAGTGTATCAATATTTTCATCTAAATTTAGATTTAATCCAGCACCACCTTCTCCTACATTTTCATTTATAAAATCAACAAGTGGCTGTGGAACTATACCCATATTAACACTATAGTTTACCATAGCATCAAAATCTTCACTACCAACACCTGATGCAAAATCTAATTCAAAAGTTAAATCATCTGGCTCTTTACCAGTTAAAGTATAAATATGTTGATTTATAATACCTGTTTTTATTTCTTCTTTAGTTACACCAGTAATACCTCTTGCTGACATTTCAGCAAATGCTCTATTAACAACTGTATTCCAAGTTTTATTAAATTTACCAAATTCTAAAGTTTCTCCATTATATGTTATTGAATCAACTGTATCTTCTTCAGCATAAAGAAATGCAGCATATTTTCCAATAATATTACTTTTTGTATTTGCAGTTAAAACTTTTGTTCTATCTTCTGGTGTTGCATTTAATGCATTTAAATTTTTAATTAATGTAGATTCATCATATGAAGTATAAGAAGAACTAGCTGCATCTGTTAAAATATTTATATTTTTATTGTAATTAGTTTGTGCTTGGTTTTTTATTTTATTTTGTTCTACATCATAAGTTTTTTTAAGTGTGTTTACATACTCTTGAGCATTACTTACTAAATCAATTCTTTCAGCATTTGTAGTATCTAGTAGTGTAGTATAACCATCTAATCCATCAGTATCAGGATTTTCCATGTATTTAGTTAAGTTTCTATTTATTGTTGCTATTGCAATATCTACATTTGTAGGCTCATCTTTTACACCACTTGGTTGATATATTTCATTGTCATCATTTAGGTCTACTTGTAATACTGCTTCTTGATCCATTAATGCAGCATTTTCTAATAAAGCTCTATGTTTAGAATTTAATCTTGCTCCTTCAAATTTAAGTTGTTTATCTCTTTTCCATACTTCAGGTAAAGGTAATCCAGCTTTGTATTGTGGATCAAGACTATTATATAAATTTTCATATGAAGCAGATTTTTCTGTAAGTTCTGCTAAATGACTATCAACAAATGTTTGATCCCAGTCTTTGTAATCAGTACTTTCCATAATTCTAGAAGTATTAGATAGCCATACATCAGTATCATTACTTAAAACTTTTATAGCATCTTGTTGTTGTATATTGTAATGTCTGTTTATTATTTGCTGACCTTCTCTAGCAGCCATCATACCTGAGTATTGTTTTGCCCAACCTTTATATTTAGTAGGTACAGCTTCTACTAATGCTTCAATATATGGAGTAACAGTTTCATTAAATCCATTAGGATCAATTCTTTTTGCCATAGCAAATTCATTTATTGCTTTATAAGTATCTATACTAAACTGTGCTTTCCATTTTTCTTCTTCTATTGTTGCTACTCTTTTTGCTTGTAAATCTAAAGTTTTACCAAGTGTATCACTTGCTGTTGCAAGCCAATCACCACCGTATGCTGGTACTACACCCATTCTATTAGCCATAGAGCTAGGAGTTACTGATGTTTGTTTTTTACCTGTTGTTAGTGCCATTATCCTATATATTTACTCAAATCTATGTTTGGTTGTTTATTTCCGTCTTTGTTGTATTTATACAACGCCATGCCATTTGTTAATCCTATGGCAATAGAAGTATAACCACCAAATACTAAATCTTTTTCTTTCATATTATTTTCAAATAACATGCTTGTAAATTTATTATCTACTGCATTACCCATTAATCTAATAGTAGCTATGTCTTTATTCATTTTGTTTTCTACTTGTTTATTAATATTTAAAAAACTCATACCATCATCATAATATCCAGCAGTAGATTGAAATGCTTTGTTTTGTGCTAATTCTGCTAAAGCAACATCTCGTCTATCATTTTCTGCCTCTATTGCTTTTAGTCTTGCTAATCTTCTTTCTGTTTCTACTCTATAATTTTCTCTTGCTAAAGCTGCTCTTTGAGATTGTATACTAGCTATTTCTCCAACAGTTCTTGCTCCAGTAGCTGCAATAAAATATGTAGAACTATCTACATCTTTAAATGATTCAAATAATGTACCTATCTCAGAACTCATGCAAACTGTATCTCCATAGCTATTCCTAATACCTTTAATGGTAAAGGATCGTTTTGTGAAATAGTAATTGTTGGACTTTTACTATATCCTAAAAAATTAAACTCTTTTTTATCTGTTACTGCTGATAAATCAGTACCAGCTGTAAAGTTTACTTGTTGTATTACTAATTCTTTTGCTGACAAATCTTGTGCTTTCATAGTTATATCTAAACCACCAGATATATCTATTATAGCTTTATTAACTCTTTTTGGCTGACCAGTCAAAGGCCCACTGTCTATTTCTTTATCTATTGGCATAGTTTCTAATATAGGTGTAAAATTAAATCCTACACGAACACCAGTAGGAAAAGGTGCTGATGTAAGTGTAATTCTACTATTAGAATCTACTGTAAATTCACCTAATGATCCATTACCAAATACTGCAAATACTTTTTCTGTATTGTCATAAATAGCATTTACTGTATGCATAAATCCATTTACTATTGTAATAGCAGCATTATCAGATGGTGTTGCTGCAAGATTTTTATTTAGTTGTAAATCAAATCCAGAAGCAGTTTGTGTAACAGCAGTTATAGTATATTCTGTTGCATTTCCAGCTATAGTAAAAGTTTCTTGTATTGCTGGTGCAGTAGTAAAACCATCTGTTGATAAAGTGTTACCAGATTGTGAGCCACCATTTACTAGAGGTGTGCCTTTTTGAAATACAGTAGTTGTACTAGAACAATCTAATGTAATGCTGTCATCATTAGCAAATTTTTCTAATAAATATTTTGTGCCACTTGGCATAACTCTTTTTACTACTACAAATAGTTTATCATTTAATGCTGTAATACTATGAAATTTATCTCCAGTTTGTGTTTCCCACATTGTCCAACCAGCAATTTTTTCATCTCTAATACTATGAAAGACTGCTATCTTACCATCATGTGTTGTGCCACTATTTAAGAAGAAAGCAAATTGTTCTGGTTTTATTTCATTACCTGTAATCATAGATAATTGTTTTGGTACATCTATAAGATGAGATGCTAAAACTGATACACTAGTTGATCTATATGCTTGTTCTACATCTGAAAATACATATTCTCTAATCGCTTTACCATTCTTTTGACTAAATAAAGAAGCTCCATCAAAAGGTATAGGACTTGATCTATTGCAACCATAAGGTGTCTGTCTTAGAAAAGTTATATTACTAGGAGTAATAGCAGCTGATTGAGAAGATACAGGAACAAAGAACTCACCACTATCTGTAAATATTTGTAAGTTTCTTGATGATACTAGATGCCTTACTTCGTTTACTTTATCACCAGCAATAGCTACATTTATACCTTCATCTGCTAAACCAGTTCCTAAATCAAAATTAAAATATCCTCCAATATGACTACCTATTACAGCTGATGGTTTATCTCTTACACCAGCAAACCAAAGTCTATTATCATGAAATGATACAGCTTGTGGAAATCCTCTTACACTAGATATTAATTGTTCTGCAAAATCTGCTTCTGCACTTGTACTAGCAAGTGTTTCTAGTATTGTTATTGTAACTTGTGTTGCACTTGTAAACCCAGTAATCTTAACTTGCTTACCACCTATTGTAAGATATGTTCCGTTATGACCTGATACAAAAGTATCAGCACTAGCAGTCAAAGTTACTCCAGTACCACTTGTTGCTGCTGGTGTTACTGTTATTGCACTGTCTGCATATTTAAAAAATGGTTGTGTAGTTTTATTTATACCACCTACTGTTACTGTATCATCTTCTTCAAATGCAAATGCAGTTACAGTAAATGTACTAGCTGAAGTTCTTTTAATAACTCTTGGCTCATTATCTCTATTTGTAATAAAAACTGTATCACCAAATTGGGCAAAATTAAGTTCAAATAGCTGTGCAAGTGTCCAGTTACAATTACTTGTAATATTACTTTGTATTGCTGTGCCACTAGAATTGTAAACATCTAATCTATTATTAGATAAAACAAATAAAGCTACTTCATCATTAGAAAATATAAATGGAATTATTCTACATTCTGCTGGTAGAGTAGCCATAAATTCTGTAGCTGGTCTACGCATAACTCCACCTTCATCAAGAAGATACCAGTTTCTTACTTGTTTACCACCTTCAAAATATGCTTTAGCATCTGTTCTTGCATTAAGAAGATTATTAATTTCTCCTGACGAAAAATTCGTATATACCTGTCTTACTTTTCTTGGCATTATGACTGAACAAGTCCACTACGACTGCTTCTCCTATCAGTAATAAATCTTTCAGTAGACAGTCTTTTCGTTGTAGTTTCCTGTGAATCAGTATTTTTAGCTATAAGTATTTGTCTTTCAGAAAGCTGGTCAAACTCTCTAACCATAGCTGCATCTCTTGCAATACTACCAGCAAAGATACTAGCTAGTTTATATTCTATAGCTAAACGAAAATGAGGTGGGAAATGATCTTCATTCTGTCTAAAAATATAATCCATTATTACTGTACTGTTTTGACCAAAACCATTTAAATAAACTTTATCTTCATATCTTTGATATTGTAGTAATGCATCATTACAAGTGATTGCTATAATTTTTAAACATTGTGGATTAGCTGGTATTTGATATGCATATTCATATCTGCCAGTAGGTGCATCAGCTAGTAATGATAATTGTTTTTGTCCTGTAGCAAATCTCCAGTTTGATCTTACTAGAGTAGATTCTACTATTTCTTCGTATATTGTATTTGTTGTTAATGCTTCTGTTGTTCCATCTGTAAATGATGCAATAGGATTTGCACCTATCATTATTAATGCTCTTGAAGCTATATCTACTTTTGTTACTGCCATTGTTTATGTCTAGTGGGGGTAAAAACCCCCACCTAAGTTAGTAATTATGAAAGTAAAGCAGTTCTAACTTGAGTAGCGCTTGCTGTAGTTACGATTAACATATCTACTACACCATTCGAGCCACCACTGTTTACTATGATTACATCTCCAGCTGTTAATTCAGTTGTAGATAGTAAAAAGTACTCGTTGTCATCTATTGTACCTATTGCGTCGCCATCAGCGTAGTACCACATGCTGTTGGTATCTCCCATTTGAGAGATTTTTTTAATAGGGTTTGCTAAAGCGTATGCCATATCTATCTCCTATTCCGCACACTTCTGTACTCTGATACCGTTATCGTCAATCAGTATTGATCCCATACTTAAGTATGAAGTCATTAAGTGAGAGACTTTTTCAGGTATATAGTTAACTTCTGTTCTAACTTCTGATCCAATACCTAGACCCATTGATGACTTGTGCCAACAAACTGTGTGTCTATCAGTTGATCCTGATGTATCTAGACCTGAGAAAACGAATGTTAAGAAACCTAAGAATCTCTTAGCTGTGTAGTTCATACCAGCATAAGGTAATTCTGAGTTTCCTAAGTACTCACTTCTAGTCCATTGATCATCAGCTAGTAAGTCAGACCATTGCTTTGGACCGATTGCCCAATATCTTTGGTTGTCATCTGGCACAGAATTTGTACCGAATAACGCTTGCATATCTTTAAACTTATCGACATTCATGTCAGTAGCTAAAGATGTAGTACCATTTGCACCAGCATTGTTTGCAACAGTAGTTGCAGATGCCATTGCATCAGTAATGATACTGTCAGTCTTACGACCAAGAGCATAAGCTGCATTATTTGCAATTACGCTTCTTTCGTCAATATTGGTTTTCAGTTCGTCTAGTTTGTCTACGTAATCAGACGCATAGAAGTCTGATAGAGTTGCAGTAACATTTGAGTGTGAAATGTTCATAGCAACAATCTCAGCGTGTCTTGCTTTTGTAGTAGCTTCACCTGTTCCAACTTTTTGGAATTTTACAGATTCACCACTTACACCGTTTACAGTACGCACTAGGTCTTTGAACTTACTACCCATTCTTTGGTATGCCATATGTACTTCAGCCTCAAACTGAGTAATAAAAGCATTAGTAATTTGAGCAGACATTTAAACCTCCGTGTTTGCTTATTTGTTACCTAGATTGTCACAGAGGAGTTTGATTTGTTATCTTTACAGGCAAATCTAGGGCCTTAGTGGTCTATTGAGACCTTACTGACATATTTTTTACTTATTTTCAATTCACAAATATCAACAACATTTTCTCTAGGAATAACACAAGTATCACCAATGTCTGTTTCATTGTATGACATATATAAAATAATTACATCTGAATTTTCTATTAACAAGAAACCATCAGTATAATTGATGGCTGGTTTATACTTTTTAGCAGTTTCAGGATCAAGCCACTCAGAATGTGACTCAGCATCTCTCCACTTAACCCTGAGCCTCTTTCTTGTTTCCATAGTATTTTTCATATAAATTTGATACTTTGCTTATATAAGCTGGATCTTTATCTAACCAATATCGTTTATCTTTCATCATAGCTCTTAAATCAGATAAACTTGGAGCTGCTTCAATAGCTGTTTCTGTATTTGGTATTGGAGCATCTTTATTTAATTTCATTATTTCTTCAATTAATTTTACTCCATTTGCACTACTAGCAATTTTTGCCATAGTTTCATATGCATCAGTAGATAGATTTTTCTTTGACCATAGTTCAGCAGCTTCTATTCTAGCTTGTGCATTATCACCTAAAGCTTTTTTTTCATCTTCAGCACTAGGCAAAGCACTAACTTCATTGTTTACAAATGCGTTAATACCTTCATTAAATTGTTCCTGAGTAAGCCCATTATCTTTGGCTGTTTTTTGCCACCATTGTAGTAAAGGCATATCAGCATTGATATCGACATCAACTCCCTCTTCCAATTCAGGTTTGGTAATTTCGTAGTTCTCAGGTACTTTAGCTCTTTTTTCTTTTTCAATATCTTCGCGTACTTGTTTGGATAATTCATCTGTTCTTGCTCCCAATTTTTTTTCTAGTGAATTATAACTTGCTGAAAGTTCTTCAACATTTACTTCATTCAAATCTTTGTTCCAAAATTTTTCAGGAACATACTCAGGTTTTTCTTGAGTTTTTGTTTCCTGTGTTTCTTGTGTTGCTATTTCTTCAACCATTCTTTACCTCGTCTAATTCTATTTTTAATTTGTTGCAGCATATATCTTTGCCCTTCCAAATGCCATAGTACTCTACTATCTGCACTTGGATTTATAGTTATATTCATAACAATACTATCGAAATAATCCAATATTTTTTTACCATCTGGATCAGAAAATACTGCTGCAAATATTCTATCTATTTCCTGTGTTTCGGACTTACTGTCCTTCTGGCGATTGACTAGGGATTCCCAACTCATTAGCAGCCATATTAGACTGTTGAGCCATATTTTGCAACTGGTTAATTAATTCTTGTTGCTCTTGAGGATCACGGATTAGCTTTTCTGGTAATCCTAATTTATCTGCAATATATCTAGCTACTTCATCTTGTTTGACAATCATATTAAGTATTTGTGGTCCAAATGTTTGTGCCAGTATAGAATTAAAATTATTTACTACTGCAATATCTTGTTGATGCTGAGCTTGAGATAATGGAGATGTAGATATAATTTTTACTTCTCTACCATTTACTTGAGGTATATCTATTCTACCTTGTTTAGATAATATCCTAATTACTCTACGAAGTAATGGTGTTATAAATTCTGCTTGTAATCTACCAAATGATGATCCTATTTGTCTTGATAGATCAGCCATTCTTTCTGCAACTTCTGTAGCAGACATTGGTGTTCCTTCAGGTCTACCAAGTGTTTCCATGTATAATGCTTTTTTAATATTCTGACGCATATCACCTAGTATTAGTTGTGCTACATCAAATCTACCAGCTCCAGCTAAAGGTGTAAGACCTCTACTGTTTGGAGCTACTGGAATCAAAGCACCCGGAACTAGATTTATATTATCAGGATTTACCACTCCATCATCTTCATAAGTATATATACCACTAATATTCATCTGTGCATTTTGTAATATTAGTTCTACTGTAAGATTTGTAGTTTTGATAGCAGCCATACTATTGAATACTGGACCACGACCATAAACTTCACCTGATCCTTTATTCCATCTAAATACAATGTAAGGATTGCTACCATTACCTTCTAATTCTTTTTCAAAAATTATTTCTTCTTCATTCATACAAGCAACACAATACTTATATTTTTCTTCATTTTCATTTTCATATAATCTGTAAACACCTTCTACTATGTTTGCTTTTTTGCTATCAAATTTATCTATTGCTTCTAACATTTTTTCTGACATTTCAGCATTAGGATAGGCAACCATAAGTTGATTGTATGGTATTTGTCTTTTTCTAAATACAGTATCTACTTTATTATCTGGTCCATTGTTTAACATTACCTTTGGTAAAGGTATTGCAGTAAACTTAATAGGATTTAATGCATCTCCTTCTTCAATTAACATTACTCCTGTACCAATAGCACAGTCCATAAATGCTTCATGTACTTCTTGGTTAAAGTTTGATCCAGCTAATACTTCAAATACATATTTTGTTATTTCATCTAATGCTTCATTTACAGATGGTTTTTGCTCATCAGGTATTTCTGATCCAGCTTCTAAGTTTGCCCATCTACCATATGTTGGAACTAAACCAGCTTGTAATCTACTAGCAAATTCTTGTATTCCTACTACTGCAGTTTCATCAAATATTTTATCTGTTCTTCTTTCACCAATAGTTTCTTCATAAAAAGATTCTCTTTGTGGCATAGTATATTCATATGCTTCTTCATATTTATCTTTCCAATGATCGTG